CTCTGGGCGGCCTTGCCCGTGATCTCGATAGTCGTGCCCGCAGGAATGGGAACGCCCGCATCCAGTGCAGCCGTGCCGCCTGTGGGATCGATTGCCGCCGCTCCGTTGGCTTCTGTGCTGCTGACAAGAACGACCGAGCGCGTGGCGCTCGCCGTTACCAAGACAGCCGACGCACCTGACATTGTCACCGACGCCTTGGTAAGCGTTGCGCCGTCAGCCGGAGACTGGACAGTCTGCACGCTTCCCGAAGGAGTACCGGCAGTACCGCCTCCGATGACCTCTACAAGAGTTGCGTTGCTCATCTTACAGGCCTCCGCCGCTTTGCACGATGCGCGCGGCCACAGACTGCGGAGAGGAAGCGGTCGTGATGGTCAAACGCACGGCACTCACGGGATTGTTGACGGTCGCGTCGGTCGCGGTGGTCTTGGCCGTCATGGTGGCGTGGTCGAACCACACCTGTGTCCCATTGGGCCACGTCGTCGCGGTCACATCGTCGTAGGTGTATTGGAGTTTGTACGTCGCACCCGTGACAGCGGTCGTGGCGACACTGACATTGAAGGGTGAGATGTACTGGTCGAGGACGATGGGCTTGCTCGATCCCGTGCCGTTCACGCCGATGGTGAAGGCTGCGGCAGCGCCGGAAACGTAGACGCTCGACACCGTGTAGAAGTTTTTGGTGCTGACGACTGTCAGGCCTGCGCCCGGTCCCGTAATCGTCTCGGTGAGCACGGAACCATTACGGTCGCTGCCCGTCGCGAGGAACGTGAGGGCCGCGAGATTGGATGCCGAGAAGATGGTGATGAACTGCTGGTCGCCCATCGTGGCGACGCCGCCGGAGGCGAGCGCGCCGTTGATCAACACGTAGGCCGCGCCCGCTGTGGTTTGACTGGCGCATATGCCGTCCGCATCGAGAACCGATGGCGCGTAGGTGAGTGAAATCGCACGCATGCAGTTCTCCCAAAAGGTAGAGAAGAGGAGCGCCCCGGATAGACGCTCCTCCGTCGATTACGACGGGTTGACGCTCCTCCGTCGATTACGTCGGGTTGACGGCGATCCGTCAGCGCCTCTCGGCGCAGTAGATATAGTCAACCGTCAGAACATGCGCCACGGCAGAAGCATTGAGCAGACCGATGGTCGGCGTCAGGGCGACAATGGGAGACACCGAAGCGGTGCTGAACGAGCCAACGAAGGTTCCGTCCAGATATGCTCGCCACGTTCCATCACTGGCCGTGAAGTAGAGCACTGCCTCGTTGAACGTATTGGCGACCACGTTGCCCAGCGTGACGCTGGTCGACGTGCCCGCCTTGCGGACGCTGGCAATCAAGGAAGCCGCTGCGGAGGCCTTGTAGAAGAAGATGCCGTTGAGGGGCAGCGAGGCGACCGGGGTCGTATCGGCAATCGCCAGACCAATCAGAAAGCCGTTCGTGTTGGCGGCGGCGGACGAGGTTTTGAAGCGCGCCGCGACCACCATGTCATGTGCGGAGTCCCAAAGGAACTGCGTGGCGGCAGTGGTTCCGCCGTCGCTGGACAACTGGATCGAGGAGGCGTCGGTCGCGCCTGCCGCGACGTTGGTGATGGCAAACTGGCCACCCTCGCCCGCCGCCACGATGGCCTGCGTCGACCCAGCCGCCGTCTCCGTCACCACCCAATCGGTGGCCGTGTACAAGAAGAAGTCGTCTTCGTATGCGTAATACGAAAAAGGCCTTGGCTGAACGTGATTGCCGAACGGGGCCGGATCAGCCGAGTTGGTCACGCCGCTGGGAAAGCGGGTCGTTTGATTTCCTGTGGGCATCTAGAGTCTCCGTCGGTAGCTCAATTAAAGATCAGGGGGTGACGGGCAAGGAAACAACCCGTCACCCCTTGGGTGGCTGTGCGCCGGAGTCTTACGCGCCGGGGGTGCCCCAGACGGTACGGAAGTTCGTCCACGAGGCGTCCCAACGGGACGTCACCTTGTAGCGCATCGAGTCGGTCTCGAAGTCGCCTTCCATGCTCTTCTCGGCCATGCGTCGCGTGACCATCTGGAGGCCCATGCGCTCGTCGGTGTTGATCCACCACGCCGTCGGCGAGGTGAGACGAGTGATGACCTGAAAGCCCTTCGGCAGGATTTTCAGCGACATGACCGGGTTGATGTCGTTGTTCGCGTTGCTGGTGCGGAGCGCCGACTTCAGGATGACTTCGGCCTGAAACTCGTTGTCGGGCGACACGACCAGCGTCTGCGGGGTAATGCGGACGCGCTTCGTGTCATTGTCCTGCGCCTTGCGAATCTGGACGAGCATCGACTCGACCGAGGTCTGCGAGAGCGCGGCGGGCGTGGTGAGCAGGTTGGACTGCGTGCCGCCGAGGATCGGGTGCGAGGCGGAGCAGAGGGGCTGGCCGTCGCCGCCGAGGTAGGAGCCGTTGAAGGCGAAGTTGAGGACGTTGGCCGTGGCCGTCTCCTCGGTTTCCGTCATCGCCTGACCAAGCTGCTCGGAGTAAATCTTGCCGAGGTTGATGTGGTCGCCGTCCTCGACGAGGATTTTCGTGAGGGCGAACGCCGCGCCGTACTGGCGGAAGACGTAACGCTTCACAAACAGCACGCCGCCGTTCTTGTAGGTGACCGGCCCGCCGTCGCCCATCTGCGGGGCAGCGCCGAGACCGAACAGGACGGGCTCTTCGTGGTACGCGCGCTTGATGCCCGGCTTCGTGCGGAAAATCTGCTTGTATTCGTCTTTCCGCTGGTTGTAGACGCCGTCGAAGTGCTCGTTGAGGCGAAAAGTTCTCTACCCCGGCTCTTTATCCGAGGCGTCTGCATGTTTCCATGCAGTCCAGACTATCTCATCCCTTTCGGGCCGGGCGCTCGTGGGTGTTTCAACCGTTCTGGCCTACTTCACCTAGTCGTTGGACCTTCCGCCTATTCCTAGACGGCTTGGCTGCTGATTGTCTTCGGCTTGACCCGGTCAGAGGTTCCAGCAATTCACCCGATTATTCAATCTATCCCGCGTCGTTATCGGCGAGATAGAAGGCCACCAAATCTAAATGGGCTCAACGATTACGCGGAATTGGGTACTGTTCATTGGAGTTGCCATTACGCGCTCCTGTGGAAAATGGCGTTGATAGTCCCCGCGTACGCAGCTTGCGGGGTGGAAGCATGGGTGTTACGAATACTCCTTAGATCACAGGAGGCATCGTGAAAGACAAAAATTGGCTCGCCGCCGAAGAGTTCACGCGGAAGCGCACACTCCAACACGGCACAAGAACCTTGAACGAACGTATCGCCCTCTACAGCAAACCGGGGGCGGGGGGCTGCATTGAGTGGACGGCGCGAGTCATGGAGGACAGCGGTCGCGCACAAATGATAGTCGATGGCCGCCGCTGGACGGTCTACCGCCTGATCTGGATACGCGCCCACGGACGCATCCCCGATAAACTTGTTGTCCGCCATAAGTGCGACAACGCGCGCTGCATCAACCTTGGTCATCTGGAACTTGGCACCTACGCCGACAACAACCGGGACAGGAAGGTCCGAGGACGCGGCGCGGTAGGCATCAAGCACCACCGTGCCCAAGTCACCGAAGCCGAGGTCGTCGCCATCCGCGAAAGCCCCGAAACCTCGAAGGCCCTTGGCGCGCGATACGGTCTCAGCATCCCCGCCGTCCAGCACATCCGCGACCGCTACACATGGGGTCATCTTCCAGTCACCCCCGGAGAAACCGAAGCCAGCCTGCGCCGCAAGCGGAACACACGCCTGACCGAAGAGACCGTCCGATACATCCTCGACCATCCCGACACGCCCCTTGCCGAACTCGCACGGCTCACCAGCGTCAGCAAGCCGACGGTGTGGGCCGTGCGATGGAGGAAGGCGTGGCGTCATATCGAACCTACGCGACCGGGCCCTGAAAGCTGCTGATCTTCACGCGAACGGTGGTGTAGGTGTCGCCCCAAGCGTTGTCGTCATACGGCGCGAGGCCGATGATCTGGAACGTGCCTGCGGTGGCTCCGGTCGTCGTCGCGGTAACCGCCTGCGTGCTCTGGCCGGTGTAGACCGAACCCTGCGAGGTATTCGCGAGGTTGATCGACTCGCCGTTCGCCGTCAGGGCGATGGAGCCATCGGCCTGCGCCTCGTAGGCGATATGCGGATCGGAGGTGTAGTAGGCGATCATCGTGCCCGCGTCGTAGGTCTGCGCGGCAGGCCAATACGGGAGGACGAAACGCTTGCTGGACGCGGTGAACTCGCAGCCAGCGAAGACACCGATGGAGACATCCGCGCCCGTCGAGCAGGGGATCAGGGTGCCGTTGGTATCGCGCTTGATCGGGGTGTTGGTGTAGATGGCCGTGCCGTAGGCCGAGACCACGCCGCCAGCAAGCTGGTCGAGGCGGACGGTGCCGCTCGGGTGGCTGACGGGGCGGACGCCGAAGGGAGAGGCGGTGGTGGTCATGGAGAAGGCTCCTGAAGGTTGAAACGACAAGACGTGGACATCTACGGCGTGGCCGTTGTCCGTCTCGCTCCGTTCCGCATCTCAAGCCCGACAGTTACACCTCACGCACCGCGCGAAGACGCCTTCAGTCGAGCGAGTCGCTCATACAGGTAGCTGGACGAATTGTGCGCCTGTGGTGTGGGTTTCGTCAAGCCCCACAGAAAAGGGGCCGCCCCTTTCGAGACGGCCCCCTCCCCAACCTGTCAACCCGCAAAGATCGACAGGCCCCCTAGTCAGTGGTCCCCTTTAAGTGTATCTGTTTGAAAGAAACAATGGGGACCAAATGCCAAAGTTCATATGCCCTAGAGAGTGGACGCTACAGCAGCGTCTTGAATACTACACAGACCGGACGGGTGGACCAGACTCCTGCTGGGAGTGGACTGGAACGCGCATGCCCGCAGGCTACGGAAACCTAGGTTGGCGAAACAACGAAGGTCGCTCCAAAATCTGGTTGTCCCATCGACTAGCATGGGAAGACAGCTTTGGACCGGTGCCCGAAGGAAAACTTGTTCTACATGATTGCGACAATCCCCCTTGTTGCAACCCAAGGCATCTTCACCTTGGCGACAAGAAGTTGAATGCCAGAGAAGCTGTTGATCGCGGCCTTCTTCGTCCTCGTAAGGGCGAGGAGGCTACGTCAGCCAAGCTGACTGAAAAGCAGGTTCTTAGGATAAGGGCCGACCCCGCACCCCACCGCGTCTTGGCGAAGAAGTACGGAGTCGGAAAAACAATCATTGGCTCAATCAAGAGCAGGAAGAAGTGGAAGCACCTCTAACTATCTTGTCGTTATGTCTGAAATTGGCGCGGCGGCCTCACGAACTCGCCAATCTCGCCGAAGCCGGAGTCGAGGGTCACGCGACCGCCCTTCTCCTTGGCCGACGCGGCAAGCTCTTCGAGGCCGTCGGTGATGCCCCGCGCCATGTCGCGCGGCGCGTCGTGGTGTAGCTCGCGCATGATGGCGAGGAACTCCACGTCGGGAACCTCCATCGCCACCATCTCGCGCCACATCACGGCCCCCTTGCCCGTCCCGTCCTTGACGGCGTTCTGGTCCGACGCCCAGCCCGCCTCGCGCACGTCGTCGTACATGACGAACTTGTAGCCAAGCTGCTGACGCCTGTGCGGCGTGTCGGAGGGGTGCGTGGTGCTGACCCAGCACCTGTGCCAGCCGTTCCTCTTCGGGAGGCCCGGCAGGAGCGTCTGGCTCAACACCTCGCGGATGCGCGCACGGCGCTCCGGATCGGTGTTCTCCTTCGCCTGCTCCCACTCGCCGCGCGTGAACTCACGCTCGTTCATGCGCTCCTCGATGCCGTGGGGCTCGTCGCGGGCCGTCTGCATGGGAGCCCGCTCACTCTGCGCGACCCTCGGGTCGCCTTCCTTGTTCGTTGCCATGATCGCTCCTAGTTCTTGCCCATCAGGCCCTGCTTGGCCTTTTGTTCGTTTGCCTTCCAGCTTGCCATCAGGCGAGCCTTCTTGGCCTTCTGGTCCGCGTCGAGGTTGCCTTCCAGCAGCCCCTCCGACTCAAGGTATTCCCGCATCTCGGGCTTCAGTTGGTAGCCCGGTGCCGCCGAACCCCGGCTGCCTCGTGGCGCGTTGGTCGGTGGCATGCCGCTGCTCCTTCGGGTGGCGGGCCTCTCTGACTCGCCGTCGTCGTTGGCTGAACCCAGCCCACGCGCGCGGACGCGCTCTTCGAGCGTGCGCCAGTAGAGGGGGGTGTTGGGGTTGTAGCCTTCGGCGGCCAGATGGTCGTCAATGGCCTTCACGATCTCCGACTCCTCACTGCCGCCCTCCGCCTTGAACCACGGGTGACGGTCCATGAAGACCTCGCTGTACTTGGCTGCGGCAGGCGAAGCTGCGGGGCCTCCCTGACGCGGCTGCATCTGGCCCTGCGGCCTCTGCTGCTGGCCCTGCTGCGCCTCCGCGATGATGCGCTGGCGGGCGGTGGCAAGCTGAAAGACGCGGGCGGAGGCCTCGTCACGGAGGCGCTGGGCCTTCCTGAAGAGGTCGCCGTCGCCTGCGGCTACAGCCTTGCCCAGTTCATCGTCCAGATACTGTAGCTGCTGCTGGGCCTGCCCAAGCTGCCCCTCGACGGTGTTCAGGACGACGCCGACCTGACCCTGCGAGACAGACGAGACCATGCCGGAAAGCTGGGAGACCTGCTGGCGCAGACCCTCCAGTTCCTGATCGCGCTGGGCGATGGCTTCGCGCCTTGCCTTGTTCCGGCGCGCGCGGCGCGAGTTGCCTCGCTCCTCGACGCCGTCGTCGTCGTCATCGAGTGCCTCGTCGTAGGCGAGGCGCGCGTCGCGCTCGTCTTCGGCGTCGTCGTTCGAGTCAGAGTCAGACGCTCGGGCCTTCTCGCGCGGCGGGGTTTTCTCTTCGACCTCGTCGTGCTCCGGCTCGATCTCGACGTTCTCTTCGTCGTCGTTGGTCACGAGCCCTTCCATGCCGCCCACCATGATGGTGTCACGAGCATTGTTGGGGCTCTTCGGGCCGCGCTCTTCCTCGGCCTCGCGTTCGCGTTGTATCGTCGCCATGTTTGCTCCTACGACGTCTTGACGGCCAGAGGGTCACCCTCGATGACGCCGATGATGTCGGAGTCCTTGATGGTGATGAACAGCGCCTCGTCGTCGCCCTTGCCGTAGGGGACAGCGAAGCGGTCGCCGCCAAACATGGGCGCGCGGATGAACGTGCCGGGGGTACACCACGCACCCTCAGGCCACGGCTCCAGCGTATCTCGACGCTTGAAGGCTGCGGGGCCCATCGCGCGCACCAACGCGGTCTGGACACGGTACTTCTCGTCCTCGCGTGTGCTGTCCGCGAAGATGATGCCGCTTGCAGTGCGCCGCTTGGGCGTCCTGATCTGACAAAGAAGCAAGTATCCGCAGGGACGGATACCGGGGGCGATGTCGGGGAAGGCGAACTGGAGTTCTTCGCCGTAGTCCTTGCCGAGAAGCGTCTTCACGCTGACGGCCTTCGAGTGGTCCATAGAACGAGCAACAGCCTTGGGGAAGGGGGTCGCTGCTGTCTTAGTCGTCACGTTCAACCTCATTCATTGCTTCGACGTGTTCGTTGAGACGCTCACGAACCGTTGCTACGGCCTTGAGCATCCCGTTGATTGAGCCGAACTCGAAGACGTCCCGCCTGTCGTCGGCGGGGCGTTCAACGCATTCGACTGCTTGGGTCTTGATGTCCTCCAGAATCTGGAAGACGACCGCAAGATCGATCACTTCGCGCCTTTGGCCACGCTCTTCGGGGGCGACGGCTTCTTGCTGCCAAACGCCTTGCTGTTTGCCTCCTCACAGGAGTCACCAGTCGCCATGCTCTTGTGGGGCTTCACCGGGCCGTCAGGATACTTCGGTGCCATGTCACTTCCTCTTGCTGTTGAGGGCTTTAAGGGCCTTGCTGTCGGCAGCACGATCCTTCGCGCTGCCCTCGGGGCCGTGACGGCCGGACTTGTCGGCACGTTTGTCGGCAGCCGATTTCTCGAACTGCTTGAGTGTAATTTTCTTTGCCATGCTTCACCTATTTACGAGGATCGTACTTGCCACCACCACGCTTCAGCTTCGGGTCGTCGTGATGCTGCGGCATGGTGCTGTATCCGGCGCTGCCGCCACGCTTGAAGCCGCTCGCGGGAATGCCGGGGCTGAAACCGTCACTGGGCGCTGCACCCACAGGCGCAGACATGCCTTGGGGGGCTTTTGGCATCTTCGATGCGGCGGTCGCGGGGGGGCGACCGAAGCGGACGCCGGGGTTCTTCCTTGCCATGACACGCTCCTATGGGTTGGGATTAATTCCCGTTCCGGTTGAAAGATTTCCAGCGCCACCATCTGACTCGATCTTCATCTCGGTGATGGTCAATGCCGTCTCGTTGTCGGCGGCGTTGAGGCCTTCCTTCGACTGGATCGCGGAGGCGGCGATCATGTTGCGCTCCTGATCGCTCTGCTGCTTGGCCTGCTCGGACTGCTGCTTCATCTCCAGTTCCTTGGCCTTGATCGCAGCGTCGATTTGCATCTTCTGCTGCGACTCCTGCGCCTTGCGCTGGGCCTCGGCCTGATCGACCTGCATCTTCTGCGCGTCCATCTGCATCTTCTGGGCGTCGAGTTGGCCTCGCTGCTGGGCCGTCTGAGCGCGGCTCTGCATCTCGGCCATCTTCGCCTGACCCATCTGCTGGTCGGCCTGCGACTGACGCTCGACGTCCTTCATCGCCACGATGCTCGGGTCCATCGGCTGGGGAGGTGCCAGCTTCTGCATGAGTTGCTGCGCCTGCTGGATGATCGGCGGCACCTCGGCAAGCTGCTCCTGCGCGTGCTGGAGCACGGGCGGCGTGATCTCGGCCAGCAGTCGGTCGAGGGAGACCTCGACGCCCTTGATGCGGGCAAGCGACTCGACGGTGATGGTCGGATTGTTGGCGCGCTCCTGAATGGCGGCGTTGGCCGCGATCAGCGTGGCGTCGGCGTACCAGAGAGCCAGATGCTCGGCGAGATGCCCCATCATAATCGGCAAATACTTCATCGCGATGATGGGGTTCGAGCCGAACAGCGGCGACGCGAGGTAGGCCAAGTGGATGGCGAGGTGAGCCTCGTGGTCCTGTCCGGGGTAGGCCTTGATAGGCAGGCCGCTCGACGCCTCGACGTTCTCGGCGACGGCGTTCTTCTGTGTCGCCTGCGGGGCGGGGATCAGGAACTGCTCGGGGTCGGGCACGTTCATGCGCTTGAGGAAGAACAGTTCCGACTTGCGTAGATCGTAGAGGCCCGGAGGCGCGGTCGTCGCGCGCTGCTGGATCATCTGCGCCTGCGCCGAACGCTGCATGTCGGAGAAGATGCGCGGGTCGCTGACCGGTGTAACGGTCATGTGTCCTTGGAAGTCCTCCTTGGTCACCATCAGTTCACCGAACTGATCGACCACCACCTGATTGCTGACCGTGTGGGCGTTGATGCCCCAAAGCTGCTTCAGGAAGCGACGCATCGAGCGATGGAGGCGGCCATGCACGGCCCCGAAGTTCTTGAGGCCCTGCTCGATGAACATCGAGGCGGTGCCGACGGGCGTGTTGCCCGACATCTTGTCGTACTCATCGAACGTCGTGCGGACGACGCCGCGTGCCGAGTCAACGAGGAAGCCCAACAACTGGAACAATACCGGAGACGGCGGCGGGAACGGCAGCGGCATGTACGTCTTGCGGACGTCGTCCATCGCAAGCGAACCCTGCATCTCGGTTGTCTGACCCACCTGCGGCCTGATGTTCTGGCCGCCGGTCGTAGCGCCACCCTTCAGCTTAACTCCGGTCTGGCTGTTGCTCAGGAACGCCGAGTCAAGCAGCGCACGCAGCGCGCCCGTCGCGGCACCGGCCAGCGACCCAATCATCTGCGTCATGCCGATGGGGATGCCGCCGCGCCACGGCCAAAACGGCCACTCGATGAGGAAGTCGAGGCGCTTCTGGTTCTCGTCGCCCTCCTCCCAGTTGCGGTAGATCGCGAGGATGCGGCGCGTGTTGACGTCGATGGTCACGATGTAGGGCAGGACGCCGCCCTCGTCTTCGTCGTCCTCCAGTGAGGGCAGCATGGCCGACACTTCGTAGACCACGCGCACGTCGTCCACGTTCTCGGTGGGCGACTCGCGGCCAATGATGCGGTCGTTGGCCACCGTGCTCTTGGTCTGGTCATCGACGCTCGGGGCCGACTCGACGTTCAGCACATCGAGCCAGAGGCCACGCCGGACGTTGTCGTTGAACTGGTACTTGTCGACGTCCTGCTCGTGCGTAAGGCGCGGCTGGGAGTAGAAGTCGCCGTCGCTCCACGGGCGGTGGACCTTGTCGATGGGGACGAACATGACGTTGGGGTTGCCGTCGACCGTGTACGTCTTCGTGTAGAACGCGCCGCCCAGCGGGCACTGCGTGAAGCCCATCTCGAACTCGTGGTAGGCCGAGGTCATCATCTCGGTGATCTGGTAGTTCATGTAGCGCGAGGTGCGCTTGGCGCGGTCTTCCTTCTCGTCGCTCGGGTCTCCGACCACGTAGCTCTTCACCGGGCCCTCGGGGGGCAGCATCTCCGACATGACTCGCGCGGAGAAGTCGAGGGCCGCCTCCATCAGGGCGGGGTGCGTCGCGCGCGACGCACCTGCGAAGCTGGCACCGCCGGGCGCGTCGTTGCCTAGGCCGGTGCGGCGGAGGCCCTCCTCGTACTGCTGGTCGCGCTTCTCGTGCGCCTCCTTGTCGATCTCGATGGCGTCGATGAGGTCGGTGGCGAGTTCCGATAGCTCGGCGTGGTCGAGCGTCTCCGCGAGGTTGTCGAAGTGCGAGCCTACCTCGGCGCTCTCCTCCTCCGGGTCGTTAAGCG